CATCTCAATGAGACTATGCCGCATCGGGACCCCGATCGTGAAGCTGTTCCGCAAGAACGTGCAGATGTCAAGGATCTGCCGTTCACTAAGACAGTAGTGCTTGTCGTAATACGTCAAGCTTTCGACCCAGCTAACTGGTGTGCTGCCAATGTACTGGATCTTGTACTGATTCTCCTCAAGGATTTTGTCGCCCTTCCCGACTTGGCGATCGATACCATCCGCATAGGCGATGAGGATGGGGTCCCAGTTGAATTGTCTGAGACCGTTTGCAATCCCTTGGATCCATTCGCGCTGGCGCTTCGGTGGCCGGTCTACCGTGTCACACAGAATGCGCGACAGTAGTTTACCGGTCTTGGGCACGAGTACGAATGTGTTACCAACCGCCATGAATCGGCCGGAGCAGAAACCGACTTCTGACGGATCATAGGATGTGAGCGCTTCCACTTCCATACCCAAGCGGAAGTAGCTCATGGTGACGCCACCTTTCCAACCAATTGCCTTGAGGTCTGTGTCCACGATAACAGTCACCGAGTCGTCACCGCAAACGATGGAGACCCAGCGCTTGCCGTTCCCGTGGATGTAGAGCTTCATTGCAATGTTGGCGGCGGTGTCGCCTGCCGATGTGTCCGACCAGCCTGACTGCATGGCTGGGGCTGTGGAATGGCGAGTTCCAAGCCGACTGCGGCCGAAGTTTGTCGGGGAGTCACCGCCATGAGACCTCCCTCGTCGCATCATACGCGCTATCCGTCGTGGTAGCTTTCGGTCGTAGAGCTTGTAGAGAAATCTGAAGGTGTGCTCTCCCATATGCATGTCAAAGCGTGACTGGTCATCTTCGAGATAGACGATCCTCTCGCCGGGTTGGAGAGTGGATGCGATCATCGAGATGCAGTCACCGAGTGCTTTGCCAATGCCGACATTCGTCATGCCGCAGGTGTACACAAAATGACGACCAGCTGCAAGGTCAGAGCGGTCGTATGCCTTTGGCAGGAATGCGTGGCGCATGTTCTTGGCGAACCTGCGTATAAACCTACCAGTGAAATATGTGAATTCAGGCGGAGCGGCCTGTATGTACCGGGGGTCCTTGAGCCCCTCGACCCCCATGGTGACACAGGAGTCATTCCGGGATGTGGCAATGTAGTCGTGCACGCGTTTGACGGCCTTCTCGCGCTTGATGAAGCACTGAGCTTCATATAGTACGGTGGGCCGTTTAGACACGGGCAGTTCCACAATGCCACTCCGGATGTTTCGGTACATTTCACGCTTCGAGCGGGGCATGGAGCCCACCCACTCCTCGAAGTTTATGCCTTTCTTGACTTTGGTAACTTTGTCGAAACAGGCAAGCACCTTCTCCGTTAGCTTCAGCCATTCCGCCTCAATGAGGTGTTCAGGCTGGGCCAACGTTGGCAGCGCCTTGATAACGCGGCCAGAGATGGCGGCTCTCTCGTTGTGAGAGCATGAACGGAACACGGTTGCTCGGAAGCCCTCGACGCTTCCGAAATCCCGTGTCCCGAACTTTGGTACACACTCCTCATCCCTGTGCCACCGTACACGACACGTACCATACGTTACGGCATCCGTCGGGTTGCCGTAAGAATCTCGTGCGGTAGGTAGAACGTTGGGCAGCTTGAGCAGCCCATGGGTGCAGATGTCCTGGGTGACCGGGGCATCGGCGATTCTGACCTTCGTTTGTGAGTGGGTGACGTTGAGGGCGTATCGGTTTGATACGAAATACCCACACAGCATGTTCCACCCGATGTGGATTGAAACAGCCGTTAG